CTAAAGTAATTTGTTTTCCAAGGTATAAGTTAAGTATACTCGGATATTGATTTAAAGTAAAGTTAAATATCGAGTCTTTCTTAATCTTGCGTTTGTAAGCATCCATCAAAATCTTGTTAAGGTCATCTGCAAAAATTTTAGTGATAGACTGTTTTCTGCGATTCCATTGCACTAGGTGTTCTTCTGCTTCTTCATGGGCATATACCACTGCGTCATTACCGATTGCAAAATTAGCCACGTAGAATTGAATCAGTTCTTTATCTACAGGATATTTTCTTGCAAGTTTCTCAAAGATATAACGATCGTTTCTTGCATTGAATGCTTCACGTGTGCCTTTGACAACACCACGATTCTTGAACACATCGAAACTATCTCTGGTAAAGTGCAATTTAATAGCCATGTAATATTTGTATGCTTTAAATCCGTCCACTTCGTGCTTTCCTACATGCTTCTCTAATTTCGGGTGTAAAATCTGGCGAGATTTCAACTAATGAACAATCAATAACCTTAACCTGTTGTTTAGGTTGAGACATGATAAAATAAATGCCAGCAGCAAACCACATGATAGCGAATATAATTACGCCAATCTCAGACGTCCAGTTGCGCTTGCTTTGGGAGGTAGTTGAGTTCACGGAAGTCCATTTCAATTTTATCTTTGAGAGATTTGTTAACCAGCTTTGCAATGTCTTGCGGTTCAAGGTAGTTCTCCTCACAGTATTTTAATACTGCATCCATATAGGTCATCTTGTGTTCAGAGACCATCTTCTCAATATGTAAAGAAAATTCGTTAGTGTTCTTAAGCATAGGATTTCTTCATGTAGTATTCAGCAACTTTAATTGCTTGTTGTAGATCAGCATACTCTTTGAGTTTCTTTTTATAGAGTTGCCAGATAGGTGTGTTACCATCTTCAGGATCCATCTTTCGGTCAAACTTATCAAGATACAACGTGAAGAATTTATCCATCTTCATACGTTCACGAAGAAGGTCATTGTAGACACTTTGAATGCCCACAATATTTCGGTCAGTTGCCATCGAGACAATGGTTGAGTAGTTTTGATTCATAGGTTTCCTTAACGTCGCATGTGCGCAATATCGTGCGCTTCTTCATCACTAAAAATTGGCACAGCATTTGATTTATGCATAGTACCAATACCTTTGATCTTTGTTCCTGTATACACTTTAGCTGGCTTGAGAAAGGTGTCGTGATGACCACTGTTCAAACTTGGATGCTTCGGTGTTTCACGAACATAGACTTTTGGTTCGGGGATCGACTTCACAGAAGGTGAGATCGGTTTTGTTTTATACTTGTCAAGTAGTTGTTGCCACTGTGCATCCAACTCACGTTGTTTTGCATTGGGCTTTGACTTCTTGCGTTTTTTGAATGACGTATGAATAATGTTCATGATATAATTATACCTGAAAATTGAATTTATGTCAAGTCAATCTTGACCAGATAAAAGCATCGAGTGACCCTCGGATGATGCTTTGATTGAGAGAGTCTTCTCGAGCGAGCGAATGATAGATGCCTCTAGTTCGTAGCCTTCGAACAAGACTTTTGACATCGGCATCTCAAGACAATAAAGTTGCAAGTCGCAATGATTACCATTCTTGTCTAACAGAGAATGCATAGCGTTATGAACATACTGAATAGTTCTGTCCCAATCTTTGCGATTGACGCTGGTACTTGTGTATGATTGCATACGACCACGAAGACCATACTTACCTTCAGCTTTACCAACCTTCAAAATATCAAGTTTGGATTTACCTAGGCTTACGCGATGTTCGCCACCACGGACAATAAAGTAAATGCCAGGTGTTTTAGTCGGAAGATCAGGGATGTCCCAACCATAACGTTCTTTATCGTATGTCATTGTTGACATATACGTGGCTTTAGTAAGGATGAATTCTTCAACAGTCATAACAATCTCACTTAAAAACAATCAAGGCTAACAAAATTGAGTTAAAGAAGAAACCAACTGCATTTGAAACAATGTAGAGGGTATCTTTTTGAACGATTGCTCTAAACAAGAACAACATCAAACCAGACCAAACAAGAATCACCATGCTAATAGGTGGAACATTGCTTGAATAACCAAGAATCACACCGAGAGTAGTTGGGAGGGTTGCTCCGTGAATCAGAATCATACCAACCCAGCCACTCAGGGCACCTAATTTTTTAATCACTTTTTCATTCATCATACCTTAAGTATACCTGAATTATGAATTATTGTCAAGCACTTTAGTGAAAAACCCTACTTTTAGTAGGGTTTTAGGGGTTGGAAACTAAAAGGTTTACTTTTTAGCCGAATAAACCACGCAAATTGTGTCATTTCGGTCTGCATAGGCGCAACGAACTGCAAGTGGGTCAATACCCTTTACAATCGCTGATTCAATGTTTGACTTCATAGCCTGATCACGTTGTGTGTTGTAATAAGTCAAACACCCAACAGCTGTGGTGACTGTAATAACAAGACCTACATAAAATGCAATATTATCTTTGTCCATATTTTTCTCCTTACCATGAACCATCATCTAAAACCAAACGAACCCAAACTGGTCCGAGTGATACGAAAAACCCACGCATGTTGGGATTTAAATCATCAGGATGTAATTGTTGAAACCGAAAATCCCAATGGTATGGGTTGATTGCTACACCAGCCCATATTCCTGAATATTGTAAATACTTACTTAAGCTCTTTAACTTCATCGCATAATCCTAACTTTTTAGACTCTTGTGCGGACAACCAAATGTCTTGTGGTGGAAGAAGGTACTCACGAATGTCTTTATCAGTTAAACCAGTGCATTTCTTATAGTGTGCAATCATACGTTTGGTTGTCAAATCAAACTCTTTAATTTGTGCAAATAATTCATGTTCTTTACCGAACGCACCCCATGAATATTGATGGGATAAAATAGAAGTGTTTGGTGTTAAGATACGATGACCCTTATCTCCTGAGATAAACACCATTAATCCTGCTGATGCTATTTGCCCAAGACCAATAGTCCTAATAGGAATAGCAGACCCACGCATTGTATCAACCAAAGCGAAAGCAGCATTTAAATCTCCTCCTGGTGAACAGACAATTAAATTTAACATGTCTGGTCGCTCTTCAGCAAAGTTAGCTTCTAGCAACCACTCAATTGCTTGTTTACATGTTCCCAGTGAAATCTCTTCCATCAGTAGAAAGAATGAATGGCGACTCTGACCCTCGTCGTTCAGTAGTAGGTTTAGTTTTGACATCATGATTCGAATGTTCCTTATAAAATATATGTCGCCCAATAACAACTGTTTTCTGTAACTTCCAACGAGGATTCACATAGTCAGCATGATAATAAAGAGCACCCTTTGTTATGTCATGTAATTTCTCATAGTTAGAGTATACATGCATTGCAACCTGTCTGGCTTCTTCGTATACAGCACTACCTCTTCTACTAACAACATTCATACATACCCATGAAAATTGACAAGTAGAATTAGTTTTTTGTTTAACAACAGAACATACATTCTGTGGATATCTTGGATCGTTAACTCTATTTAACGTAACCAATGCAACAGCTACCTTACCTGCTTCGCTCTCATAACCTGCTTCGTGGTAGATGTTATCTGCTAGACAATCAATTTCTTTTCTGGATTCTGGAGTTAGTTGAGAATAGTCAATTTCAAATAATTTGTCATATGTTGGTTGAGCAATGACAGTCATAGCAACTATAATTAAACATACTGTAGCTGTTAAAATGTATAATGTAATATGTTTGGATAAACGCATTGTTATCTCCTTAATTAGTTAAAGGACGTGTGTGTTGCACACGTCCCGATCCCATATCAGGTGGACTTTTTGCTAGTCTTTGTATCTTGTAGAGGGATATTCGAAACGAAACCATTCAAGACTTGCGCCTTTGCAATGATATCATTTTCTGATGGGTAAGCAGGGAATCCTGGATGATCAGGAATCGTGCCTCCATTTATTTTAGCAGAATCGACTTTTGTTGACCAGTCGTTGCTAATTTGTTCACGCTTACCGTAGTATTCATCGGAAAGCATGTCTTTCGCCATTTTTAATAATTCGAGGCGAATCTCGAATGGGGTCAAGTTACTCATGTTGTACTCCTTGTGTGTTATGAGTTGTGTGTAATGATGGTTTTATTGGGATCCATCAACCCACTGTATAACTATTTAGTCATTACTTCTTTGCTGCTGGCGCATCTGCCTTAGTTGCTGCTGGAGTTGCAACTGGTGCTGCTGGAGCAGCTGGGGCTGCATCTTTCTTCTTTGGTGTTGGCTTTTCACCTTTTGGTGGAGGTGGGCACTTACCGTTCTTATCTTTCTTTACGCAATTAACTTCTTCAGCTGGTTTTGCTGGCGCAGGTTTTGCTGGCTCTGCTGCGAACGTTGTACTTGCGAATGCCAATGCGACTAATGCGATAATTTTCTTCATGATTTTTCCTTAATAAAATTAAAATACCAAATTTAAATACCTCATATCAATGTCGCCACTTTTAGTTAGTACAAGATACTAAAGGTATCGGTTGCTAACGCTGAGCAAAGACTTCATCAATTAGTGGTAGGTTATTCTGTTACGAGGAAACCTACCGAAACCCTAAGCAGTGTTTAGGCTGCTAATGCGAACTGTGAGTCGTTTGCGTTTACTTTTGTTTACTTTTAACGAGTATCTGTCTCGGGTTGTCCATCTTCGTACTTATTGCCACGTCGAAACCTGGTCACCCCCATCAAAAGAAAACTGAATTCAGGCTCTATGTCCTGACCATATGCTTACGCCGTGATGCACGTTGTACACCGTGTCAATTTTCTTTTGGTGGAGGTGGGGAGAATCGAACTCCCGTCCGCAACACCTTTCGGTTAACTTCAAACAACCATAATTAAGCAGAGTTAACTTTTAACAAAGCAACCCTACCATTCGGATTGATCACAAGCGTAAACTTGTCACCTTCTTTCCAACCTTCTGGGAGTGTACCCCAGATCTGACCTTCTTTTTTTGGTTGCGATTTTAAATGCAACTCATCATCAAACAAAATCATGTTATCACTGAAATCGTTATCATATCCACAATATAACATAAGTTTACCTTACTATTTAATATAAGTCAAATTCCTTTGAGATTCTTGTATTCAAGTCTCAACTTGCGGAATCCACCAATCCAATTATCACGTTTCTCAATGAACAATCTTGGATCGTCATTGTCAACTGCCATAATAATCACCAATCTTCCAACAGGAATCTTTGTCATCTCTTCAAAGGCAACTGAGTAAGCTGCACATT